TGGGCCTCGGCCTGCACGGGCAGCGCTGGCCCTCGGGATGCGTGCGGCCGCAGTGCGGGCAGTACACGCTCACAGCTCGCGCCTCCCGCTCTCGGCCTTGGCCTTGGCGGCCACGCCCAGGCTGATGCTGCGGGCCGCCTGGAATATCTCCAGCGGCGTGAGGCCCAGCAGCTTGAACGCCTCGAGCGCCGCCGTGATTCCCTGCTCCACCCTGTGCTGGTCGTACTGTTTACCGTTGTCCATCTATCCCACTCCAATCGCCGCCGACAGCGCCAGCAGCATCTTGAACATAACGGCCACCGCCGCCGCGTCTATGGCGAGGCAGGCCGCGATGATGAGCAGGCATCCGCCCGCCCTCTTCCAGTCGATCATGTGTCCCTCCTATAGTGCCATGAATGCGAGCAGGAGGAGCCCTGCGGCGAGGGCGCGGACCGTCCACGCCCATGCCGCCAGCAGGGCCGCCGCCAAAAGGGCCAGCGCTAGTAGCTCTCGAAGGTCTCGCACGCCGCCTCCTGCATGTCCCTCATGTGGTTCGGTATCCACTCGAGCGCCCATATCGCCCCGAAGCTAGAGTTCTCGGCGTCGCCGGTGCCGAACTCCTCGGCGTACGCCCGGTCGAACTCGACCTCGCAGATGCCGTAGTCGCAGCAGCACTCGACCATGCGCTTGCACTCGGCGCACGTGGGCTTGCCCTCGCCGAAGTGCCTGTCGATTGCCGCGTCGGTGCATCCGTCCGGGAGGTTGTATCCCGGCTCACAGCTGGCGGCCAAGGCGGGTCACCTCCTCGCACCATGCCTCGCGCTCGTATGTCTCGATGAACCAGTGCGCGTCGTCCTTGATCTCCTCCAGCGGGTTCTCCATCTCCTCGACCTCGCTGTCGGGGATGTCCACCACGTGGACCTCGGTTATCTCGAATCGCATGTCTACTCCTCTCCGGGCGTGATGCCCAGCTCCTTCGCTATTCCCCCGGCGATGATGCGCGCGGTCTCCCTCGCCACCGCCTCGCTGCTCTCCATCCGCCCGACCGCGTATGCGCGCTCGATCATGTCCTGGGCGGCGCGCTCCATGGCCGTGTCGTCGTATCCCCGGCAGACCCTGTGCTCCTTGAGGTACGTGTGGGCGCGGTCCTGCGGCCGCGTGTCGTCGTAGCGGAACACCTCGTTGCAGTCCGCGAGGATGTCCTCCATCGTGTCCATCAGGCCACCTCCGCCCGTATCTGGATAGGCCCCCGGTTCCACTGGTCGCGCGCGCCGCTGGCGTCCATCGGGTCGCCGTCTCCGCGCGCCCCGCACGAGGCGCAATAAACGAACTGCCATATGCCGCCAATCTGGGGGCAGTACGCGGAATGCGCCAGATGCTCGGTTGTGCCGCAGCACGGGCAGCATTTGAGCTGGTTTCGGTCAATCATCGGTGCCTCACAATCGTTTGCTCTACTACGTTGCGCCCTGGCATGATGGTGTATACGGTTGGGCTGCCTTTGTGCCCGCACCGGTAAACCTCGATAAGCCCAGCGTCCTTGAGGCGATCTACTGCCCTTTTTACGGCGGTTTCGCTGATGTGGAGCTCTTTGCTCATGCGCTCGCGGCTGTAGGAGGTGAAGGCGAGTATCTTGCCGTCCGTCTCGTTACCGAACTCGACGTGTTCGCAGAGGAGCATGAATACGGCCAGCATTGTGCCGCCGAGACGCTTTCTCTTTGACAGTTCGAGTACCCAGTCGTGGAAGATGGTCGAATACGGAATTAGGCCGTCGGGATGCACTACAAACGGTTGTTTCCAGCTCATTCGCCCACCTCGAAGCCGTCGCCGAACCTCTCCGCAACCAGCACGCGCTTCAGGCTGTTGATACGCTCGATTGCCTGCGCCGGGGTGTGGCCGTCCCATTCGGGCGCGTGCTCGAGCACCTTGCATTGGAACAGGTCCCAGTGCTTGTCCTCGCGGAAGTGGTACGTCGCCTGCCCCTCCGGCGTCTCGATACCGACGATGAACATACCCTCGAGCATCGTCCCGTCGGCGTGGAGCCTCGACTTCCACGCGCGCTCCGGGAACATGGCCACGATCACCGAGAACAGGACGGCCCTGTGGTGGTACAGCTCGCCGAACGAATGGCACCCGTCGGACGTGCCGGAGTCAATCTTGGCTGGCTCGATGAGGTCGGCGAGCGTGCGCAGGATTCCCCGGTAGCTCCTGTCCTCGGCCTTGATCAGCCTCCCCAGCGCGCTCGGCGATATTTGCACGTTGCGGCAGTTGGCCGCGTCGCGCAGTCGCCGCGCGGTCTTGCGTCGGTCGTTGTTGCTTATCTTCGTATAACTCATTGGTCCTCTCCCATTAACTTGCGGATGCGCGATTCGATGTCCCCGAACGCGATCTTCTTGCAAGCGAAGGAGCAGACGGCCTCGCATTGGTCGCAGTCGTTCTCGTCCCTCCCGAAGTAGGCGCACTCCGGGTGATGGACTCTGCTCGCGCCCCTTTTGAGGTCGGCCAGCAACTTCTCCCAGCTGTCGTCCCGGTCGAGTAGGAGTTCGGAGACGCCGCGCGACCCCTCGTCCGTCTCGACGTACCAAGCCTTGCCGCGCGGGTCGTAGTCGTAGTGGTAGATGAACACCGCCGCGCCGTTCTTCTTGTAGAGCGTCCCGGTGTCCAGTGGGATGGCGCGCCCGTAGGCATCTTTTGGCAACTCTATGCAAGCCACGGGGCATCAATCCTTCCCCTGTCCCTGTTGCGCTTGAGGCAGCGCAGCATCGCGTTGTCCACGTCCTGCTGCGTGAGGCCCATCCACGCCATCATGTTGGCGCACACCTGGATGCAGTCGGCCAGCTCGTCGACCACGTCCTCGTCGCAGCGGTTCTGCCACGCGCCGAACACCTCGGCGGCCTCCTCCAGCGGCTTCAGCGCCTTGGCCTTCGGCTCGTCGCCGATGTCGAACGTCTGCGTGCAGATCGAATAGTTGGCCATCAGTCCTCACCTGTCTCGTAGCTCGCGTCGGCCCAGTAGTTGCAGCGGGCCTCGCCCTGGGTGCGGTGGATGAACTCGGGCCTGCGCATGCACTCGTACTCGATGCGCTCGGTCCCGTAGACGCTGCGGAACACGGTCGTCCTGACATGGTTGCAGTTCGCGCAGCGCTCCGGCCTCTCCCCGTCCGTGTAGATGTCGGGCCTATCCATTAGTTCGTCACCTCCGACCCGCACTGCTCGCAGTAGTTCAGGCCGCCATCGGGGTCGGCCTTCCCGTTGTGGCCGCAGGCGAAGCAGTGGTAGCGGCCGTCGGGCGCAACCTGCACCTGCGTCGTCGGACGGTACACCAGCTCGGCGACGCGGCGCATGACCCCGCGTCAGCTCGTGTCCTCCGCCCCGGTGATTCTTGCCAGCGCGCGCTGGAGGCTCTCGCCGCCCAGGCTGTCGTTGGCCGTGCGGTTCAGCTCCTCGACGATGCGGAGGCGCTCCTCCGTGGTGATCTCGTTCATTTCGTCTTCTCCTTAATCCAGTCGTATGCGATGAGCGGGAGGCACGCCAAAAGCAGCGGGATGCTCAACAGCAGCGCTGCGGCCCTTATGGCGTCCTCCCCGGTCGGTCTCCTCATTCCATCCAGCTCCCTGGCCTCTTGTGGCCGTAGTCCCAGCTTCTCAATCTGAACACCTGCCCCATCGGCAGGCCGTGGGTCGCCGCCCAGCAGCGGTCCCACACCGTGTGGACCTTCACATCAGGGTCGAACACGCCTATCTGCCGTGGGCTGGTGCATAGGAGCGGCTCGTGGCACTTCTTCCCGTCGCGGAAGTCGACCAGCGCCTTGCAGCGGTCGAACGCCTCGACGGTGCCGAAGTCCCGGTACAGCTCGCGGACCTCGCCCTCTATCTCGCCCCTGATGCACCCGTGCACGTCGCACATCCACTCGAGCGTGTCCTCGACGTGGTCGCGGGGAGGCGCGGGGAAGAGGTCGAGGACCGTCTGCCCCGCGCACGCCCTATTCATCGCGGGCGATGCGGTAGAAGGTCGGCAGGCAGTCCGGCGGGGTCACGGCGTTGGCGCGGATGAACTCCATGCACTTCTCGAAGCTCCCGGCGCAGACGTCGTAGAAGGCACCGCTCGACGGCCTCGGCTTGCCGCCGTCGCTCTTGTCGAACACGACAGCCTCTACTCGGTACATTTGGCCACCTGCTCGTCGTAGATGGCCTTGAGGTCGTCGCGCATGAATCGGATGAGCGTCTCCTCGCTGATGTCGTTCGGCAGCGCCTTCAGGCGCACTGCCTCGTGGCACCACTCGTCGAAGCCGAGCAGCTTGCCGCTGAACGCGCTCTTGACGTCCGTGACCTCGGCATAGGAGAAGCGGGTCAGCATCTCCTCGCGCATGACCTCGTCGGCCAGCGCCTCGATGGGCGTCTTGGGTCGGTCGATGGTCTCCTTGTAGCTCTTGGCCCTCTTGGTCATGGCGTCGAGCTGCTTGGCCAGCTTGTTGTTCTCGGCCACGAGGCGCTCGTTGCGGCGCTGCTCGTAGTCCAGCTCGGCGAGCACGTACTGCTCGCAGTTGGTGATTTCCATGTCTAACCCTCCGCTATCTCGATGGTTCGTCCCGTCTTGGTGTCCGCTATCGCCCAGTGGCCGTAGCCGTAGAGCGCGGGGTCGTGCGGCTCGTGCTCGCACAGCAGTGTGCCGTCCCACCACGCCTCCTCGAACTCCGGCTCGTCCCACACCCACTCGGGTTTGTATCTCGCCCCGCCGTGGAACCCGTCGTGGCATCCCGTGGTGCCGCTCCCGCACAGGGCGATCAGCGGCGAGCGGAGCC